AAATTTTTATAATTGCCTTCATAATTAATTATAATTTGGTACTGGCACATTAATAAAAGTATCAGTTGTTTCTGGTCTTGAATCAGGAATTTTTTGGGCTGGAGGATAGACAATCCCAGTATCTTGAGGTTGTCTTCTCCTCCAAACCTTTTTCCAAACTAATTTGCCGTCCCATTCATATTGACATTCTGAACGCCATTTTTTAAATCCCGTCCTGTCACATATTACTCGGTAGTCCATACTAGTTCACCTGTATTAATAATTCCGCACCAGTAGAATAAGAATTAATTTTAACTCTCATCGCTTGAGGTACTGCAATATAGTTACTATTCTTAGAAGCAGTTGCAGAAACAACATTAGTATCGTCACTATCAAGCCAATTAAATGTTCTATCAGTTAAAGATTGAACATCGTCATTAGTTTGTTGAACAGTATAATTAATAGTTCCTGTTACAATAAAAGTCAATCCAACTTGTCTTTCGCTTCTATCAGAATAACTTCTTTTAATAGGAATTATTTGAGAAATAGCTTCGTCAACTGCACCAGCTTTAGTATTGGTTCCAACAGCCGCACTAACAGAAATACTTTGAATTGAATAAAAATAATTTGTAGTTTCTACTGTGTTGTTGTTAGGACCAGGTAATTGTTCAGAAATAGCAATTGTTTTGTTTTTGTCTTGATAGCCAGAAACAGTAAAAGTTACTCCTGAAATGTTACCAGTTGAAGCAAAGCCAATTTGTTTAGCAAATAAATCTGGCGTAACCCATTGACCACTAGTAACCCCAGCTCCGTTAAGAGTAAAGCTACCAGCGCCTCCTAGTGTTTGATTCTGGAACACTCCATCATCATCAACATCCGCCAGATCCATGTTTATTTCAATTCTACGCATAATTTGCTCCTAGTTTATCTTTCTTTAGCTGCAAAAACATAATCAACAGACATAGTTTTAGCTACAGCTTCGCCGTTTTGAATACCAAAAGAAATAGTTAATTCCTCATCGTTAGGAAGGTTAGTTATTGCCAATTTACCTAAAACAGTTGGATTTAGGCTATTTGTCGAAGCGGCATAAACCACTTCATCAACGCCATTGTAATAGAAACCTACAGTGATGTAAGTTGCAGCTACAACAGTAGCAATTGCAGACGCAGTTGATGCTGTTGAATCTTTAATAACAACAAAATCTAAGTTAGCATCGCCATCATCTTTTCTGAAATAAACGCCATCAGTTACAGCCAATGGAGTTGCATCAGTGATTTGAAGACCAACTACAAAATCAGATTGAGTTGCATCAGAAACAGTAAATCTTGCTTTGAAAAATAATTTTTTACCAGCTTCAAACTTAAATGATTCACCAACTTTTTGCAAAGCGTTTAAATCATCATCTGCTGCTGAATTGGTAAGCAAAAGAACACCGCCATCAACATTAGTTAGTGCTTGAGTTGCACCAGCTTGAGTTTCAGTAACTGTCCAATCTGCCGCAGCATAAGCGTCAAAATCGTTAAAGTAAGTGTGCATTTGGGTTGGATCCAATTGGATCATTTGTCCCAAAATGTTTTGAGCGGTAATATTAGTAACGCCCTTTGTAAAATTTGTAGTTGGCATAAATATATGAATTTAATTGTAGGGGGAATTTCACCCCCTTTTACCCAATAGGACAATAGTTAATAAATTAGATTCCTTCAGAAGCATAGTAACCACGAGGGTCAGTAACTCCAACTGAATAAGAAGTCATCATTTTATATTTCTCATCACCAGACTCGAAAGAACCATCGTTGCTAAATTCACCTTGAACAGCGGTGATCATTTTAGCACCTTCTGGAGCATCGGTTTTGATGAAGTAAGCTGAATCAGAAGTCAAGTGAGGGTTCACAACAATTCCTTGTGCAAACAATCCCATTTTATTCATAGCATTAATATCGTTATTAGCGGTATTAGCACGAAGTTGAGATTCCAAAATACGAACAGCTTCAAATTTCAAAGCTTCTGGTACTTGTAACAACACAGGTTTTAATTTAGCTTGAATCCCTCTATCATTATTAGCAAGACCAATTTGGATACACAATTCTTCCAAAGCTTCTTCGCAAAGGTCAACTGGAGTTGAAAGTGTATTAGAGAAGTTTCCTGCACGAGAAGGGTGGTCAGTAGCAAAGAACTTCTTACCATCTCCAAAAGTGTAGCTAGAATCAAAACCGTTGTTAAACAAGTTAGAAACATCAACTTCTTTAGTTTCACGAAGTGATCTAGCCAAATATTCGTTACCTTTAGCAACTACATCAAAGTATTTGCTGAATTTTTTAGCTTCCCAAGAAACTTGAAAACCTAAGGCACGAGTTCTTTGATTATAAGTTGACACATAACCTTGAGTCATTGAATCATAATCAACACCAGCACCTTCGTTTTTAGTGTTAAATAGACCAAAAGGACTTACCAAGACATCTCTATCAAACTGCTCATCGGTTGTTTGCATTTTAACCAATTTTGCAGCTAATAAATCATCTTCGCTGTACGAACCCCAATAAGTAGTAATTCCCGGCTTTAAGGCTGAAGGGAGAGTACCTGTTACAATAATAGACATTGTTTTATTTTATTTTAAATTAATATTATATACCAGCAACGATATTTGCTTCTGTGTGGTTATTGATTCTAACACGCCATTTAGCATGTTGACCAATAGCATTTTCAGGAGTATCAAGTAAGCGTAATATTTTAAGTTGGTAAGTTGCGTCAGATGCAGGAGTTGAAGTATCTAATTCTACACCAGACAAACCTGTTGAAGTTGAACCAGATTCAGCAAATACCACATTAGCATTCAAACCAACAGAAGTTACAGCTAAAGCAGTTCCAGCAGTTTCTTCTTGAATCATGAACTCTTGAAGTGGGCTGTCGGCAACAATAGCAACTCTTTCAGTCGAAGCTGTGTTATAATTTAAAGTCAAATTGCTTGGATTAGCCAAAAAACCAATAATAACGCCTGTGATTTTATTAGTATCACCAGCACTTGCTTTGTTAATTTCTGGTAAAGAACCAGCAGCAAATTGTCTACCATCACCAAGAACATTAGCGGTGTTAGAAGTGCCGGTTTTTATTACAGGATCGCCAATAAATAATGCAGTTGCATAACTTGAAGGGATATAGTAGTAGTTTTTAGGAATCTCCACAAAAGGAGAATTTTTTAGCGGCGTTAAGCCAGCTGGAGTATTAGCATTAGCCATAAAATTTTTTTATTGTTTAATTGTTTTTAACAAATCTTTGCTCACATAAGTTGTAAGTCCATCACCAAAATCATTTGACATATTTTCTAAACTGTCTTTGTTTTTGTTTTGAATTTTGGCTTTATTATCTCTCTCAATTTTTTTATACATTTCCTCAGAAATTTCCATTGGGTACAATGAAAAAGTTTCACCTAGTTTATTTGTGCCGCCTCTTACTGGAACATACTCTACGCCGTTTTCATTGGTTGCTGGTTTATATCCTAAATCAATTACATTTTGTAACTCATTAGGAAGGTTTGCAGAGACCCATCTTCTTAGAAAACCTGTTTTTTTAGGCAAATCAAAGCGTCCATGTCTTCTTATCGAAGTTCTGGCGGTTCTTACAAATTCTTTTCCATCAGGTAGCTTTATTACCTCTATATCACGATCCACTGGTCTGACATCTCTAGTATCAGTCTTGGTTAATCTTTCCAAAGCGTGGTCTTTGGCATTGTTTCTATTTGATTCTACGATTCTCTCTTTAGTCATATAATTCTCTCAATTTAATTAAAATAAGTTTTAACGGCGTTATCTTTCATTTGTTTAATTTGCGTTTCATTGAAATTAAACTTTTTAGCAAGTTGCTCACAGCCGTCTCTTGTTGCTTTTGGTAAATCTCCGTAAGTGTATTGTTTTCTTGAACTCATACCTCTTGCGCCTGATTCAACCTTTGGAGCTTTAGTAATACCCAATTTATCGCCAAATCTTGATTTAATTTCGTCAGAAACCATTTCCAATCTTTCTTCAAGAGATATTCTTTCAGATAAATCGCCAAAATACGCCGCCGCCGCTGCTTGCATTACTTTATCTTGATGAAACCAAGTATTATCAGCAGTCCAATTATCAAAAAGCACTTTTTCATCACGGCTAATTTGAGTTTTTGGTTTTTCAACTTCTGGCTCTTCAAAAGATATTTTATTTTTCTCAAGCTCTGAGCGTTTTTTTCGGATAGCTCTAACCTTAGCAACATCTCCCTCTAAAATAGCTGATTCCTCAGCTTCATCTAAAGATTGAAACTTATTTTGAGCCTTTTCTTCATAAGCCAGTTTTTGAACAGAAAGCATAACATTCATTTGCTTTTGCATTTCTGACATTTGTCTTTCAAGAGAACTTTTTTCAGCAGTTAGCTTTCTATTTCTTTCATTTAGAACAGGAGTATGACTTTTTTGGAAAGAGAGAAACTCTTCGGCAGTTTTATATGGTTTAGGAGTTCCATCTTTATAAAAACCTCTAAATAATTTTCCTCTCCAACCTCCGCTCCAAGCCTCTTTTTCTTCGTCAGATAAAGTATCATAATACTTTTCCTCTTTTTCAGATTTAAATTTAACACTAAAATCTGATTCCATTTCTCCTTCTAAACTTTCTTCTTCCTCCATGTTCTCAAACATAGGATTTGCAGGAATCTCTTTTTCTAACTTAGGTTCTTCAAATTCTACTGTATTATCAATTACTGGCATATTTCCTCATTTGTTTTAATTACTAGAATATGGCGATCAAGAATAATTCTATATTCCTTACCATCTTTTGTTTCTTCTTTAAACAGTTTATACCCTTCACTAAAAGGAATAAGAACTTTATCACCTATTCTAGGCTTCTTCTTCCATTCTCTATCTGTTCCTTGATCAAAAGCCTTTTCACCAATATCAACAATCGTAGCAAGGGTTTTAGCATTCTGCAAATCTTCTAGTACTTTATGTGGTATAATTATGCCACCTTTTGTTACTTCCGATACTTGATCTGGATAAATCAAAATTCGATATTCAGGGACTTCAAAGCCAGAAGTGTTTATATTACTCATTCTTACCTCCCAAAAAAAGCTCAATTAAATTCTCTAAACTTTTTTCATCTTTTAAACCAAAGTAATGAGAAATTTGCTCCAATGCTTCGCAACCACCCAGAGAACTTAGGATTAAATCTTTGTTAAAGATTGAGCCTTGCCCCATATAATTGCGAGACATATCATTTAGCAATTTAGTGCGAGAATTTAATAAAATTTTCTTAAACTTTAACGCTGTTGGATCGTTCAACCAATCCTTTAACTCTTTCATTTCAATTTGACTCATGTTTTTTTACTCAAAATTTATTAATATTATATACCAGCAGCGGTTTTATTCCTCGTTTTTGTTTTCTTGTATTGTTGTAGGAATTTTAACTTGCTGATTCTCTAGCTTTGCTAGCTCTACTGCCGCTTTAAATCTTCTATCTTCTTTGCGGTCTTCCATTTCGTTTTGTCTTGATTCTGCATCAATCATATTGTCCAAAACATCTAGTTTCTCTTTAGTTTCTGCCATTTCAGTATCTTTAACTAATTTCCCAGCTTGGGCATAGTTTACTAAAACTTCAGAATCTAATTTAGCTGATTCTTTTTGGAGTTTAATTTGATCTAGTTGGAATCTATTAGCTTCGTTCTGCATATCGCCTTGTATTTTAAGACGCTTAGTTTCTTCTTGAGCCATTGCAACTTCCATAACTGGATCAGGCTGCGGTTGTGGAGGAATAATAAATTTGTCAAAGTTTTCAATTCCAGCGGTTTCAAATACTGTTTTGTGTAATAAAAATTGATCAACCATAGGAGAGCCAATAAAGCCCATTAAGAATTGCGCCTTAGCAAACTTTTGCATTGAAATAACATTCTCAGGATTTGCAACTGGTACAACATCGTAACCTTTTAACGAGAAATCTTCTTTAACGCTTGGGCTTTCAAATAACTTAATATCTAAAATTTCAGCATATTTCTTTTGAGTTAAATATTCAGAATTTAAGTCGTAGAAAATCTTAATTTCTTGTTTTAGAGAATTATAAATTCTCATAAACACAGACTTAAATTGTTTTTGTCCTTGTTCAGCCATTCCCATATAAGTTGTGGCTGCAATATTTCCTGCATTTTCACCAGTCAAAACATCTCTTAAAGAGCCAAGTTCTTTTCCTGCATTAACCAAGAACTGCATCAATACAAATAAGGTTTGTGAAGGTTCTGGCACCGGTAAAGGCACAATTGCATCTCTAATATTTCCACCAAAGCTTTCAACCATCTTCCATTCAGCAGGTCTAAAAGGCTTCATTCCACCGGACATATTAAGTGACTTAGAAATAAAGCCACCACCTGTGTTTTGAAGCGTTCCAGCGTCAGTTAATTGATTAATTGAGCTATTGATTGATGAGTTAATGTTAAATAGTAAGTGACCCAAGCCAATACCATAAAACGAGCCATCAGGAGAAGGGATAAAAATATATCTTACAAAGAAGTTTATTGCTTCAATACATTGAATCTCACCTTTTTTATTCTTCTTAACATCTTTCTCATAAAATCTTTTAACTAACTTAACAAGTTTACCAGAAGCTTTATGCACTACGGCAATATAAGGCTCTGCATAACCATCATTATCTAAATCAATCCAAGTATGTTGTTCTAAGAAGATAATTAAACCAGCTTGCGCTTCATTACTTGTTTTTTTAGCATTGTTTTTATCTAAAGTGTTATCAATAGTTGCAGAATCTTGAGCATCAGGATCAAAATCAAAATCAATATAATCACCAGAACGAATTGATGAAACTACATCTTGCGGATACTTCTCAATAATATGAGTTACGGGAGCCTTAAAAGAAGGGGCAAAATCATTAATGATAAGCTTGTCAGGATAGATTAAGTCAGAACAAATTCTATATCCATTTGAATCATAATAATTCTTTTTAAACATCGTGCCAAGAGAGCCAAGAGCATTAAACAAAGCATCCATGTCTTGCTCAAAGCCTTCAATTTCTTCATTTAACTGATAATTCATCACAGTTGCAACTCTTTGACCTCTTTTAAGTTTAGCGCCTACATTTTGTATTGCTGGTAAACCTGTTTCATCAAGAGTGGCAATAGATCCATCATCATTACGCATCTCATTACCCTCAGCGTCCTTCATTACTTCGCCATCGTCATTACCAATAACTTTAGCCTTAACAATGTTTCCATCCTTAAAGATTTCAGGGTAACATTTGGCAGCAAATTCAACGCAAGCGGTAGAGATTAAAGGGAAGATAACATTTGAAGCGCCTTCAAAAGGGAATGAGCGTTTCTCTGATTGAGAGAGAACATATCTGATAATTTCTTGGAGTTGTTCTTGCTTCCCACTTCTTGATTGTAAATCTGTGTTGTATCGTGTGGTAACTTTAGACGCAACTGAGGTACGCATCTCTTCAGACAATATTTCAGCAATATTATCTGTGCTTAGGATAGTGTTAAAATCTAAATATTGAGCAGCGTCTTGAGTAAGCAAGGTTATTTTGCGTTCTAATTTCTGATACATTTACTCAAGGTTTCTTTAGATAAAATCATAATAAAATAAAAGTCAAGTGTTATTTAATAACCAGTTATTGAATTTCTATTACTTGCGTTCAAATACTCTTCATAAGCCCAATCATCAACAAAGCCTCTTTGCTCTTGCGAGTAAGTCTCTAGTCGATGAATTGAAGCTGCAAAAGTTTGGAAAGCATCAGCACCATTTGAATTAATATCATGCAATGGTTGATCCATAAAACAACCAAGCTTATCATTAAACTTCTTTCTATATTCTCTAAGTCTTGCAATTCCCGTCTCACATCTCTTTTGATCGAACCAGCACCGACTTATCACCGCCCTTGCTTCATTGATTGAATCCATCTTGTTTTGAGCTCTTGTTATCTTCTCAAACTTAAAGCCAAAGTTTGCAGCAATCTCTATCCCGTCCTTTCCATCATAATAAGACCTTTTAGCTATATCATGCGGCGCAAAGTGATTGCCATAATTGTAGTTCTTTTCTTTTAATATCTTAAAGTAAAAAGGAAGGGGCTCCTCGCTCATTTCGTAATAATCAACAATCATGAAGTCAAAGCCTTTCTTTTGAAAGAACCAGATACAAGTAGTGTCATTGATTCCTAAATCCCAAGCAGTATTCACGGGCAAGTATTGATCCACGCCAACCCTTCCTATTCTTCCGTCCTGTTCTGCTTTGATTAACTCTTTTGACCAGTAAGCGCCTACAATAGCTTTCTGGAATGCTTCTTTAGAATTACTTGGGAACTCTTGCTTCATTAACTCGCCTTGAGTCTCTTCTTTCTTACAGTACCAAGTTTGTTGTTGTCTCGTTAGTTTTATGCCTTCATCTTCTAACTCTTGGAAATAATCAGCTTGCTTTGTGTTAAATATATAATCAGCGTTCATCTGATACTTTCTATCCTTCCACCATCCAAAAAAATGGAACTTCCAATCGAGAGCTGTAAGCTCTTCTCTCATCCTCATCTTTCTTTCAGCAACGCTGCAAAGATTAAAGAAGTGTCCGCTTGCTCCTTGCGCGGTGCTTTCAATAACGATCTGTTGTCCTTGGTGAACTGTGTTTAATGAACCAGACATTATCTCTTCTGCTTTATCTGGTGACTTTCTGCATATCTTACCAAACTCTGTGATGTGTAAGCGTTGAACAGTTCCAGACCTTGCGCTTGTAGTAACTGAATAGCTGGAGCCATTACTGAATCTCATTATCTCCGTTGAATCTGTCAAAAGCTTTCTATGCTCTTTTAATTCAAGCGGCAAGCGATCATAAGCATATCTTACCTTATCTCTAAGCAACTTCTTAGCGTCTTCTAAGTCATCTCCAATCAAAACCGCTGTGATATTTGAGTTGAATAAGCAATCATCAAGGTAATTAATACAATAAAAGGTTGTGATACCTAATTGACGAGCTTTCAAGACAATGTTAAGCGGGTGCGTTTCTTGAGTTAGTTCTTGTTGCGCTTCATTGCAAATAAACTTAAACTCTTTGCCGTTTTCGTCTTTGCAGTAATATAAGTTGGACATGCGCCAAGCCTTGTTACTCAAGAGTTCAGCCAATTTTCTTTTTTTTTCTTGATCTAATTTTTGATCCATTTTTCTTCAAATTCTTGTTTAGAAATTGGATAATTTTTACGGCAATATAAAAGTTGTTATTTATTGTTATCAATCTCGCTTAATACTTGATCAAGCCAAGTGCTGGTTGAACTTGTATCTTTTACTTCTGCTTGTATCTTAGTTGAATCACCAAATTTTGAAGGGTTTTTCTTTGCAGCTAACCAGCGGTAGTGGCTCGCTAATTCTCTTTGCCTAGTTACTGTTGCTTGTGTATCGTCTGCTTGAATTTTCAGTAAAGATAATTCTGCTTTAGTTGCTATTGTTTCAGCACTCTCTCTTTGTGCTTCACGGGCGCGTGCGGAATACTCACTTTCTGCTATAAAAAAAGCAACATATTTTTCATGCACTCCAAACTTTTCTTGGATATTTTCATAGCTCTTAGCTTGTCGTATCATCTCAATAACTTCATCAGCATTGGCTGCTAATATTTCTTTTTGCGTCAATTTTTTCATTTTGGTCACTATTATTTTCTAAGGATTTTTCGCTTAACCAGCGAGACTAACGCAAACAGCAGTAGTCAAACAAGCTTGTTGCTACCCCCCGTACCCCCCAAAAATTGGGGTTTTGTCAAGTTATTTATTTTTTTTAGCGTGTCAAATGTTATTTTCAAAAGTAAATAAAAAGCAACAAAAAAAAGCCCGCTACTTTTTATAGTAACGAGCTTTTAGATTCTTTGCTTTGTTTTTCTTAATTAATAATCCTTTCCAAATAGATATCCGCATGTTGTCCACAATCATAATAATCTATTAATTTCACTATCCACTTTCCTTTAACATTATTAACTTCTTTAAATACTTTTATAATTTGTTCATTAGTCGGAAAGCCTAAGTTCCATATTAAATCAACTCTTGCGTAAGCTTCGTTACCTTCTGGGCAGCAAGCCATAACTCTATCATGCTTGCCTTGTCCCGTAACAACTGAATCATGATCTAGTTGGCAAATATTAAAATGCCCTTTTTGATTGTGAGGTTTTTCGATTTTCATAATTCTTTAATTTTAATTATTATCTCACTTCAAAAGTGATAAGTTAAATATAGCTTTTGATTTTACTATGTCAAATATTATTTTAACTATTTATTAAATTATTTATTCAATCTTTCATCTAGTTTCAATTTGATACACTTTAATTTTTTTTTATCTTTTTTCTTGACAAGATTAGCCTAGATTTAAGCCCCTTCTTTTTTTCTTTGCTTGTGATTCTCTATTATTTTTTTACTACGCTCCAAAACGCTTTAAAATCAATTCCCCTTCTTTTCATGTCAAATTGACACAAATTTAATCTAATTTAAACTTTTATTAATATTTAATCACTTTTTTATTGACATAATCCAAGCCCTTGATTCTATTGGCGCCAAGTCCTATTTGCTTCATATTGACACACTATTTTAACTTAATTAAATAATTATAAAAAAGATTAAATAATTACTTG